AACTATATTTTTTATAATACTCTGAATTTTATATTCATACAATTTGAAAAAGTTCTTTTTAACTTCATACCTGTGTGCATTTTCTACCCATTCTTCTGGTATATAATTTATAATTTCCTGAATTTTTTTCATTTTTTCAACAGGATAATATACAACCCTATGTGAAATTAGATTATGAAAACAAGTAATTAGAGAACCCATAATTGTTAATACCCAAAGTATTGATTTATCTCCAATAAATAAATTGGTTAAAATCTTATCGTTAATAAATGAAAGAATTAGTAACACTATGAAAAAACTACTAAATGTAAATACTAAAAATCCCAATAGTGAATCTAATATTTTATTTGGAAATTGTTTAGAATATTCCCTACATTCTGGATCTGCTCTAGTAATCCTTTGATGGAAATTATGATACAATTCATTATAGTTTCTTATTTTCCATTTACCAATTCTTGTCCAATTATAACTAGTAATTTTAGAAGGTGAATTATAAAAGGTTGCACCATATTCAAAGAAATTAGTAAATATAATAAATATTAATATGAAAGGCATAAATATGAAGTTAATTAACGATATTACTAGAATGCGTTTCCGTATGTCTTTTATACATTTATTAACATTGTTGAGTTCTTTCATATTAATTTTAGATTCATCATTAAATATTTTATGAATGAAACAGTATGTAAAGTTCCATTCCATCAAATTAGTTAAAACCCCAAAATCTACTATTTCCTTATCAATAAGAGCTATCATATAATTATCCTGATTAGTTATTCTATTAGCTATGTTATATACATTTAAATTATCATTATGATAGTGTTCATGAAGTATTACTACTATTTCTTCCCATTTCATAGTTTTTAATCTCCATTCAGGAATGCATAATACATTTTTGTAGTAATTGCTTATTTTTTTATACATGTTCAACTGGTCAATGATTCCTATAATTTTACAAAATATGTAAATGAAATATACAATTAATAATAACCATAGAAGCCAATGTAAATGAAAGAATTTACGGAAATCAACATAATCTGATAGTGATTCATCATAGTCATCAATATCAAAAATTCCTGAGTAGTCTATACAATTGTATAAAAATATAATAAATCCCACTGTAAAAACTGAAATGAATACATTTAACACTTCATTTATTAAAATACTAATATATCCACGATTGATGTAATAAAAATACATCTTATTGATAAAATCGCTCTTTAAATAGAATTCATTTTCATTAATAAATTTTCTCGAAAATAAAAGGCTACTACCCCTTAATCTATTATTTAACATTTAAAATCCTAATTAGAATTATTTATTAAGGTTTAAATAAAGAAAAATAAAGACAAAATCTAATTCTTAATTTGTGTGCTCTTTGAAAGAATATAAATAGTGTTTTCTGTTACTACTAAATATTCATTTCCTACACCATATGTGTTTTTAATTGGTGATGTGTGTTCATCGTTGTTTTTGTATAAAATCTTTTCGCCATCATTTGTTATAATTTGACATCCACCACGGCATGAATCTATGTAGAAATAGAAATCGATTGGTTTGCTTAATTTAATAGCTAATTTACAAGCTTGATTTAAACTTTTTGCTTCTGGTAAAGTAAGTTTATTTGCTGCTGCTCCAGTTTGTTGTTGTGCTGACATTTTTATAAGTTGAATTAATTTTTTTTTTTTCAAAATTAACCACACTTACTAATTAAATTAAGTTTTTTCTTGCCTAAATCTGTTACAAATAAATTCTTTACATTCTAAGGCACTCCATCTTTTATTAAAATCTAAATTTAACATATTTTTTACAAGTGTATAAAAAAGAGTATATTCATCGTTATTTTTAAATACTACAGATTCTAGGTGATTACTAAAAGTAGTATCAAAGTCATAAATACTCTTTTCAATAAATTTTAAATCTTCGGCTAAGTTTTCGCCTTCTAAATCATAAAAATGAGTTCCCGATAACATTTCTAGTATTAGACAACCTAGAGTCCATATATCTGATTTTTGGTTGAATATTTTTAATTTAAAATTTTCGGGAGCTCTATAATTCCTAATATGAATATATCCCTTTCCATATTTATCTTCTAAAAGTTCTGAATTACCTAAATCAATAATTTTTGCATTTGTGTTTTTAATATCTATCATCTTTTCATTTAAATCTCTCGATTTTTGTAATTCCATTTCTTTTTCAGCCATTTCTATTTTTTTATTATCAATGTGTTTCTTAAAAACACCACTAATAAAATTATTAAATTTATTTTGAAGTGCATTTTTTATTTTTTTCCTATTAACTCCATTCCCCTCTTGTATTTTATTAAAATCTACTTTTAACTTTTCATAATATTTTTCACGATATCCTTGAATATTTATACTTTTAAACCATTCTATATACTTCTCTGTCTCTCTTGTCCAATGCGTAAGCATTATATTCTCTAGTTTTAAATCAGCATGAACTATATTACAGGTATGTAGTTCATTTAATCCTGTTAATGTATCAATTATACATTTAATTATTAATGTTCTAGGTATTTCATTTATATCATTATAAATGTTTAGTGCGTCTAATAAATCAATCCCCATAAATTCAGTTAAAAGACATATGTTATTTTGATATTCAAAAGTATCAATGTATTCTACTACCTTTGAATCAGGTCTATTACTAAAGTGCCTATAAATTTTAGTTTCCTGTAACCCTTCTTCTCTATACTCTTCAAAAAGCATTTTAAGTGCATAAAATTTATCGTGAATTAAATTATATACAAGAAATACTCTTGAAAATGTACCTCTAGCTATATATTTTATAATTAAATACTTATTATTTACTACTTTTCCTAAATACTCATTTTCAATATCAGTTATTGTTTCAGAGTCCTCTTCACTAAGACTTCTGCTGCTACTAGAACAGCTGCTACCGCTGCTATCGCTACTCTCTGAATAAGAATAATCACTCATAATTAATTAACCTATTTAATTATTTAGGTATTAATAATACTTTCAAAATTAGCAGGTGTATAGTTTATTGATTTTAATGCCTTTCCTGTTGATTCATTTCTTACTAAAAATTTTCCTGGAAATTTAGCTGATTCAAAGAGTTTAGGTGAATCATATCTAGTCTCGTTGTCTTTATACCATTGAACTGTAGCTTCTGCTTCAGAACGACTATTGCAAACTTTACTCATATTAGAACTATGAACTATATCAAAGCTCTTGTCTAAATTTATATGTAAATATCTACCAATGTTATACACACAATAGTTAATATAGTTTAATGAATCTTCTAATTTTTCCTTATTTAATCCATTAATTAAAATACTATGAAGTCCTGCTAATCCTACTTTCATGTATCCTACAATTTGGTTAACATATTCGAGTTCATCTTCTCGTTGGAAGAAATCTTTTGAAATTTCTGAATAATTTATATCCATTTCTCCTATAATATTTTCATAATGTGTGCAGTTTTCTAAATGACTCTCTATAATTTTTTCTCTTAAACAATATGGTCCAAATGAAGATTCTAAATCAATTCCAAAAGTAGCACCTGCACCATAAACAACATATAATATATCAGTTAATGCATCAATTACTTCTTTAAAATCTGATTGTTTAATAGCATCTTCAAGTTCTGTTACTTCCTCATGAATTAGATTATATCTTAATTGGGCAGTATCCTTGTATTCTGTAATCATATCAGGATTATATGTCTTAGGCAAAACTGTGAACATATCAAAAATATGTATAAAATCTAATGTTGCTTGATAATTATTAATTCTTTTGGTCATTTTTCATTTTATCTACCGCTAAGGTTTAAATAGTTTAAAAATAAAAAATTTTCTCGGTATATTTTAGTAATGAAGAAAAAATATTCAATAAAAAAACCAAGTAGTGGAATCTGTGCTCCTGGAATAGAAGGAAATATAATTTCTTATACAGATAAAAAAACTAAAAAGGTTAAAAGAAAACGTTTCACCTGTTTAGACCATAAAAGTTTAATGAAAATAGTCCATTCAATGGGATTACGAGTTCCCAAAAATGCATCTGATTTCAAAATTTGGCGTTTAATTCAAAAGGAAATGTCAAAAAAATGTAATAATGAAATGTGTTGGGTTGAAAATTCTAATTTAGACTACTCAGAAAAGGAAAAAATGTTACAAAACTATAAACCAAAAAAACCAAATGTATGGAATAGTCATCCAACTGAATGGCTTGATACAAATAATATTGAAAATGTATTAAATCAATATCAGCGAAAGCATAAAAACTTTTATTTTGTTGGTGCTGTTCCTATTGATTTTGACCATAGATTTTCACCAACTAATTGTGTTGTAAATGAATTATGTAATATAAATGTTCGTGATTTATTAAAGAGAGGAAAAACAAATTTAGGTGTAGTATTTAATTTAGATAAACATAATGAACCTGGATCACACTGGGTAGGAATGTTTGCTAGATTAAATAGAGGTGAAGTTGGTTATTTTGATAGTTATGGATATCCAGCACCAAAAGAAGTAGTAACTTTAATGGAAAAGATAAAAAAACAATGCAGTGAATTAAAACAAAGAGTAACCTTAAAATTTAATACTACTCGTCATCAAAGAAAAAATAGTGAATGTGGTGTTTATAGTATTAATTTTATAATTAAAATGTTAGAGGGACATGATTTTGATACTATTTGTAGAAATGTAATTGATGATGATACAATGAATTCATATCGCGATTCATTTTTTTTGAATTACAATATTAACTAATTACTATAAAATCATTTCTCCTCATTTCATCTATTAAATCTGCATAAATTTGGTCTAATTCTTCATTACTTTCTTTTCTCTTGCTCTTATTAACTAAATTTAATTTACCTATTCCAAATAAATTGCTTAATTCATCTTGTTTATCAAAGATATCTTCATATTTTATACAATAAATTTTATAGTTTCTATTTTTATTAACTTTTACATAATTATCATAAAATTCTCTTATTTTATATAAATCTTTTTTAGAAGATAAAACTTGGTCTAGTTTTATTGAATTATTAGTTTGAATATGATTTAGGTGAAGCCGATACCATTTAAAACCAAATTTATCAGTAAATCTACTTGGAATTGAAAAACTAGGATTTCTGTAAATATATATTACAATATAGTTATCTAATCTATTATCTGGTATTTTTATACCATTAAACCATTCTTTGTATGTATCTCCGCCATTTTCTTTTCCTACATATTCTAAATTATCTGGAGGATTTCTACTATGAATATGTTTTGTTATACCATATTTACTTAATGCATTACATAACATTTTAGAACCACAACCTCCATAAGAACAAACATAAAAAGTTTTTACCATAATAAATAAAATAATTTAATTATTATACTAAAAAAAATAATACTAAAAAGGTATAAAAAAGTATATTTTTAATGTAGCGATACTTAAAAATTATATAATATTTTTCTTTTTAATCGCCTCCATAAAAATATTTATGCCAATTTAGCACAAAAAAGTATATTTTTAATGTAGCGGAACAGTAAAAAAGTATGTATTTCTTCTTATAATTCTGCTCCATAACTTTTTCATTGCCGATTTAGCACAAAAAAATCGAGGAGCAGAAATCTGAAATTTTGCAAAAAAATCTCGCAAAACTTTAAATTTTTTTTAAAAAAGAATGAAAAAAGAATGAGTCCTTATCGGTTTTATGTAGCGCAGTAATATTTTTTACAAAATATTTCTTTTTAATTCGCACCATAAATTTAAAATGAACCAAAATGAACCAATTTTAATGATTACTCAATATCTGCAAAAAAATTACAAGTGTATTTATATAATGATTACAATAGCTCGTTATTTTGCTAATTCAGCAGTTAATTATGCTTCTAGACCAGAACAGCGTAGATTAAGACAGTTTTTAAAAGATAATCATGAACCATATTGTATTATATGTAAAACTAAAGTTCCAGTGTATGTATTAGAGTGTGCTCATATTAAACCTAGAAGTGTTTCAAATAATAGGGAAAGAAATGATACTGGAATAGTTTCATGGATGTGTAGAAATTGCCATAAATTTTATGATGTGGGTGACGTTTCAGTTATTGACCCAGGAGTTGTCGTCATTTCACCTGACTTTAATTTAGAAGAATATCCAGAAATTTTAAGGATTAATAATACGACAAATATACAAAATTATTTAGAAAATAAAAAATATTTCGAATATCATTTCCAGAAGATTTTTAAAAAATAAAATTGAAAAAAAAAATTATCTAGCTTCTATATATAAACAAAGTATGTCCGCATCCAACAAGTCAAACAAACTACCATTGGAAACTTACTCAGTAAGTGAAAAAGAAGCAGATGAACGTGAAGCATATTATGGAACCCAGAAAGCTTATGATAAGGGTCATGCTTCAAAAGCAAGAGATAAAAAGCATGCTAAAGACAGATTCGACCTTTTCTCTGAATTATTTGAAAAAAAATTAAAGGCTAATCCAAAATCCAAAGCCGCCAAACTCGCAAAAATAGTTCGTGAGGAGGACACTGTCAAATCAGTAACTTACCCATCAAAGATTCCATCAATGTATAGTGGTGAAGTAGTTCCCTACACAAATATGGGAATGATTAGTAAATTATTCGAAAAAGTTCTCAGTGGGTTCCAGATGAAGGGAAAATTAACTAAATTAGGGGGAATCTACTACATGCATTTATTAACTGAACCAGAAATGGCTATGAACATTCTTAAAAATTTAATGGTTTATATTGTCAAAAACGCACCTGGAGACGATGCCTACCTTATTATTGACAACTACATGAAATTGTTCTTACCTGTAGTCCAGAGTTTAACTGGAAAAATGATTTCTAGACACTAAATTTATTATCTTATTAAATTTTAAAAATAAATGAAATTAACAGATATTTCTAATTTTAATCAAATAGGAGATTATCTCCCTATTTTAAATGCTGTTCTTTTTACTGACCTTTTTTTTATGGGAATTTTATACTATACTCCATTACTTAAAAGTAAAAATTTAGCTAAATGGTATGAAACATATAGATTAAGTGGAATGCTTTGTGATATTACAATTATAATGATTGGATTTGTTATTGCTCGTGCAATTTACTATAAAATATTTAAGAAATTTTCACCAATAAAATTTGTAATTCTTCTAGTTATAATTCAAGTAATTCACGACCTTTTATTTGCTGGTGCATTTTATAGTATTCCTAAAGGCAAAAACAAAATGATAGACATGTTTAAAGACTATGGAGATGAACATGGAGCAGGCGCAATCCTTGGTGATTCACTAATGATGGTTATGGCAGGATTTTTAGCAATGGTTCTAGCAAACTTAAACAAAAACATTAATATTATTATTTTGTTGGTTTTGTTATATTTTACTCCATATATTTTATATACTAAATAATCAGCGATATGCAAGTTTTTTTGTTAATTTGTTTATTTCAAATAATGTTCTAACGTATTCTCCTCGTGTAATCTGGTTTTCTTTATATTTACCTATAATGGTTTCTCTAACCTCTTCAAGTTTTTGGACGGAGTTCAAGTAGGGGTTCTCTAAGTTCAAACCATGACTAACTAATATTTTTTCTATGCTTTTCAAAAATTCGACCATACGGTTTGGTGCTTCTGTGCTCATTGTCTTTTCTAGGTTGGAAAGTGCTAATCTAGTCTAGAACACTATTTAAGAATCAATTTTTTTTCACACTTCTTTTAGAACTATAGAACTCTAGATATTTTAAGCACTTAACGCAATATATAATATATATTAATTAATTAATAAAAATGGTAAGTTACACCTGTGAAGCATGTAATTATAGTACTAATATACTAACACACTATAATAGACATTTAAAAACTAAAAAACATCAGAAAAGGTCAAAACCATTCAAATGTCCAGAATGTGATGATTGCTTTACATTAAAAAGTAGTCTAGATAGACATATTGAAAAATTTTGTGATCCTAAACAGAAATATAAATTATTACTAGCTGAAAAAGATAAATACATAGAAGAATTGAAAAAATCAACTGTTACTAATTATAATACTGCTATTCAATGTAATATTTATAACATGCCTCCTATTAAATTTTTAAACACATTCTTTTCAAATAATCCTAGTTTTCAAGAAATAGTTAATTGTCTTCAAGCAGAAAAATTAACAAGTAGTGAATTATCAAATTTAGAAAATGCACATTCAACAGGAAATCCAGCTTTCATAGGTTATGAGATTGATAAAATATTAAAATCAAGAAATTGTAAATTAATAGAATTAATGGAAACAAAAGAAAAAACTTGTCCCAATTTTATGTTTTCTAATGATGGTTCCTGTAGAAGATATATTGCTAAGGGACCTAATGAATGGGAATTTTTTACTGATAATAATTCAATTGAAGATTCTGCTAGTGTTATTCTTGACCAGGCTTCAACTGAATCAAATGAAATGCTTAATATTTCTAAAAAGGAACGTGGTAATATTGCAAAATATATTCAAAGAATTAATGACTGGAATAGTAGTAAATTGCAGTTGTTAGATAAAATTTAAATATTTTTTTATAACAATAATATAAATGAATTATACTGAAAAAGATTTTAATTCCCTTTATAATACTTTAAAAAAGACTGTATTACAGCAAACTAGTTTTGATTTAGATACAGACTCTTCTTATAAAAAATCATTAAATAGTTGTGTGCAGAGTGTTATTAAGAAGAATGCTAATGCTACAAATCAATACATCAATAGTCTTCTTCTTCACACAGTCTCAAATAAATTTATAGAAAAAATCAAAAATTCAAAAAAATCAAGGAGCAATCTTCATAAATTACCTAATAGACCATTAAATTCTGATCCAAGAAATAATAGTGGCGTATTTCCAAGAAGTAATAATAGTAACGATTTATCAGGCAACATAAGACAACCTAATATTTTTGATAATCCAAATAAAAAACCAGTATCAAATAGATGTAATTTTGATGATGTAACAAATCAAACTAGCAAATCTGATATTCCAGAAGATGAAACTGTAGAGCAAAAAATGACAAGATTAATGGAAGAACGTGGAATGGGTATGAATAATTTAAATAATGGAATGAGGTCACCTAATCTAAATAATCCTGATAATGGACCAGATTTAAAAAATTTATTGAAAAAATCAGAAGAAAAATTAGATTTTGGGAATGCTAGTGATAATGATTTTTTTAAGAATTTATATGGAAATCAGTCTGGATTACAGGTTTCTACACAGAATCCTATAAATATTAATTCTAATAATAATTCTAATAATAATAATAATAATAATAATAATTTCTTACCAGAAAGAAGAGACAAACTAGGACAATTTAATGACCAATCAAATGCAGATAAATTACCAGACTATAGTCTTAGTAGTCCATCACCTGAACTAATTGAAAAGAATAATTTACCAAAAATAACAAATGAAATAAAAACCTCAGGAACAGAATTATTTCAAAATACTAGTTTTCATAATCAAAGAGAACTAGGAAAATTAGTTTATTTAGACACAGGAGATATAGGTGCTGATGGAGAAATAGTAAATGTGAAGGTTAATTTGGTTGAACCAGTCGTAATTGATGGAGCATGTGATGTATTTATTGAATATATTGGATTACATGGATTAAAAAGTGGAACAGCAGGAACTCATATTGAGAATATAAATTTATTTGGTTTAAAAATAGATGAAGTTCCAGTTCAAGTAGGAACTACTACAACTGAATTGTTGAATTACTACATTTTTCCTAATGATACATTTGGTAAAACCGATATATCTGCTGATGCTGAAGCAGGAGTAGCAAGTCCTAGTGTAGATGCAACAACTTTCACTGTTAAACTTAAAAGTAATTATATGACCACTGTTTCATCTAATTCTTTTAGTAGTTTTACCATTTCATTAAAAGGTCTTACCTATAATGCAGGAGATAATTATGATTATGTTAAGGGTGCTGCTGCTGGTTCTAGATTAGTAGTTGGATTATTTTTTAAAAAAAGAAATTAATTATTGTTTTTTTTGATTTAAAACAATTTAATGGAGAATTAAATAGTTATATTATTTATATGAATAGTTATCTTTCTAAAGAAAATCTAAACCATTTGTTTAATAATTTATCACAAGATGTAATGAATGATGGTATAAATATTAATGAAAATCCAAAGTATCGTAAGGCCCTTAAAAAATTAATGAAAGCTATAGATGCTCAGTGTAGTATAAGTGAAAGGTCATATACAGTTAATCAAATGAACGATATTAGTATTATAAAAGTAAAACCTTTTATTATAGACCTTTATAATAAGGAAGAAAGTAATAAGAATAGGGAAATAAAAACTAACAAATCAGGATTTGAGGTTGCAGGATATTTAGATAATGATTACGATAATCTTTCATTAAGTATTTCTGATAAACCTGAAAATTCTAACGTTAATCCATTAGATGCCTTATTTCAAGATTCATTAATTACAAATAATCAAAAAGTAAAAAATGATAATATATTAGATAAACGAGACTTTCAACAAAGACTATCAGAAGTTTCAAAAGAACGTGGATATGAAAATGACAGTAATGACACAGAATTTCAAACTGGAAACAAACGTCTTGCAGATTTTCAAAAATCAATAGAACAAACTAATTTACGACAACAAAAGGAATTAGAAAAGACACTAAAGAGAAAAAATAAAAATAATGAAGTTTTTAAAAATATGTCAAGCAATGAATTACAACAAGATAACCGATTAGATTTTCCTGATACTAGTAATCCAATTAAAGCTAAATTATTAGAAGCAAAACGTGAGAGAGATGGAGGACCACTTTCTAAATCTGAATTTGAAATTCCTAATTATTCATCAGAAAATGCTCAACCTTTAGAATCAGTCTCTAATAAAACATTAGAAAGTATGTTAGAAAGATTTAATAAAAACTTTGAAAATCTACCTAAGATGTATGAAAATACTCAACAAATTCATGAGAGAAGCAAACGTCATAGAGTAATTATAGATACTGGTAAATTTTCAAGTGCTCTTGTGACAAATATTGGGACAGATACTACTAAAGGTTGGTATAAATGGAAAGCAGATTTAGATATTGATTTAAAAGTAGAAGGATTATCAGATATATATTTAGAAAGTGTAACAATTACAGGACATACTTCAAATGAAAATTGTGCATATTTTGTATTTGATATTGACAAATTTGATATTGACGCCAATTCTAATAATTCATTTTTAAGAGACAAAATAGTAGTTCCAAATACAACTGAATCATCATTATATGACCCAGGATTTAAATTTGATGGAGCGGTTGCCACTACAGCAAATTCAACAGAAGTTTTAACAGATAGTGTTATAACTGATATTATAGTGGGTGATGGTATTTATTTAGCCAATGGTAATTTTGTAGGAAATGTAACAGCAATAAAAACAAGTAGTGATAATCATATAACATTAGATGCAATTAATACTGCAATTGTTGATGATGCAAAACTTTTTGTTAGAAAAGTTGTTATGAAATCAGAGAGATTTGACGCAGATGCAAATTTTGTAGGAACTACAAATGCTAAAAAATTAGGTGTATTAGAATTCACCCTTACTAACGAGAATGGAGAAAGTGCAGAAAATGGTAATAATAAGGTATTCACCATAGATAATTTAAGTTCAAATAGAGTTATATTAGAATTTTCAATTGTTACTAGAAAATAATTAAAATTTAAAATTATTTTTCTAAAGGTGTATCAGTAATTTGTGTTCCACAGTATTTAACTGGTGTATCACTATAATCTACATACTTATAGACGCCTAATTTAATTCCGATGTCTAATAAATATTTCATATTGTTCCAAAATGGAGGAACATGACCAATTTCTTCAGTCATTAAGTGAGCAAGTTCGTGAATAGCAACAAATGTAATTGTATTATCATCTATTAATTTATTAGTTCCATCTTTTGTTCTAAGGCAATAAACTATTTTTTTTCCTTTATCAATAGAGTATGATGTATATTTATTTCCAGGACTACTTTCACTTAATTTATCTGGTCTATAATTACTCTTTAATAATTCAATCTCTTTGAGTTTATCTTTATATTTATCAGTTTCTCTATTATTATAGAGTTCATCTACTATTGATGTTAATCTTTTTCTAATAAGTGCTAGTTTATTTGCTGCATCAACACGGTCAGGTAAATTTCTTACTAAATATTCATTACCATCATCTGCTTTAACTTTGATTACTGCTGATGACTTAGATTCTAAATATAAGTATAAAATTGTTATTACTACAAGCAAAAGAAAAAAACTGGTAAAATCCTGCATTGTCTAGTGTCTTCTATTATATAAATACAAAAAAAAATTTAAAATTGACTTAAATATTAATATTGCTCTGATTACAATAAAAATTGCTAGAAATGAAAATTCATGACAATTCTATCGTTCCATTTAAATATCGTGGAGACAGCATTGACCCTTTGAAAAACAATAAAACCACAATAAGAGCCAAAATTACTGATTGGTACTGTTGCAACGAAATGATTTCTGATAATGATGCAGATGAAAATAGTAATAGTGACAGTGATAGTGGAAATGAAAAAGAAACAGGATACAAAAAGATGGACCGACAATATGTTATACGTATTTTTGCTACAACAAAAAATGGAACTTCAATTGGTATTAATGTTTTCAACTATACTCCACACTTTTTTATGGAAATTCCAGAAGATGTAGCAAAGACACGAAATAAGCAACTTTCAATTATAAATGCAATTAAAACCAAGATGTCTTATAATATGAGAAAAAATCTATTAGGGTTTGATGTAGTTAGACGCAAGAACCTATACGGTTTCACAAACAACAGGATGTTTCCATTTTTAAGAATGATTTTCAAAGACACTACTTCAATGAATGGAGCATTACGAGTAATTAAGGAACACGCCTTAGGTGGTAAATCTTATAAGGGTGATATCTTTGAATCGAATATTCCACCATTTCTTCGTTTTATTCATAAGAATAACATTGAACCAGCTGGATGGATAAATATTAGTCCAGGAAATTATACAGTTAATTTAGGTAGAAAAAAACTTACAAAGTGTCAAGTAGATATTACTGTAGATAATTGGAAGAAAGTAAAGTCATTTACCAGTGAAGAATCAGTTCCTTTTCTCACAGCAGTTTTTGATTTAGAATGTAATTCTAGTCACGGTGATTTCCCTCTTGCAAAAAAAAATTATAAGAAACCTGCACAAGAAATTTTTGAATACTCGCAGAAAAATCGTGAAACTATCACCGAGATTGATGTTTATAATATGATGACAAAAGCATTTAGTATTACTAATAATGAAGAAGATGAAATTGAAAGCAAGGATTATTCAGTATCAAAAATTTTTACTAGAGCAAGGGCAAAACCACCTCGAAAATTTCTCAAGTTCAAATCAAAACAAATATTTAAAACAATTCAAACTCGTGAAACTTATGCAGTCTTAGCTAAGTATCTATTGGAGAATTTTCTGGAAACAGATGAAGACCTACTTGAAGAGATTGATGAGTGTGTTATTACTAATATTATTTGTGATAGTTTTGCTGATTGTCCAAGAAGTGAATGTGAAACTGGTGCTATAAGAACATACACAAAATCAAATATGAAACCAACAAAACGAGTTCTTCAAAATGTAAGCATGACTGCATCAAAAATTCTTCGTAAATGTGTTAAGCAATTGATAAAAATACTTGGAGATGAAAAAAGGGTTTATAGTATTATTACTAACACCGAATATTCAAATAGTGAAGTCCAGGAATTGGATGAAAAAACAGCTAGAGATGCAAACACTACAGTTGAAACGTATCTTAATGCACTTATTTCACTATTTAAAACAGAATTTCCTGAGTTGGATACTTCACGAGAAACTGGTGTAAATCGTATTATTGAACATTTTGAAGATCATCGATTCCCAGAAGTATTGGGTGATGAAATTATTCAAATTGGCACAGCAGTTCAAAGATTTGGAACAGAATTACCAGTATTGAAACACATTATTACGCTTGATACTTGCGACCCTATTCCCGGTGCAGTAGTTGAACAATATAAGACAGAAAGGGAAGTAATTCTTGCTTGGATAAGATTCGTTAAAAGATTAGACCCTGACCTAATTTCAGGTTATAATATCTTCGGTTTTGATTTCAGTTATTTGTATCATCGTGCTGAAGACTTGGGACTTAAGCGAGAAATCGATTCTCTTGGAAGAGTTAATCGTGTAGAATCAAATTTGGAAGTAAAACGTCTTTCAAGTTCTGCATTAGGTGATAACACACTCTATTACATCAATATGCAGGGTAGGGTATTAATTGACCTTCTTAAAGTAGTTCAGCGAGATCATAACTTGGTATCATATAAGTTAGACTATGTAGCAGAAAATTTCATCAATGATAAAATATTGGATATTGTTGAGACAAATGAGGATACTAATAGTACAACGATGAAAATTAAGGGTCAAACTACACTTACACCTGGTAATTTCATAACAATTACTTATACTAGTAAATTACCTACAAAAGATTACCTTGAAACAAAATACAAAATTAGGGATATTGTAGATGATACACTTATCTTAGAAACTCTTATTTATCGCGAAAAACTATTTCACGAGGAAAATAAGAACATAAAATGGCAACTTGCAAAAGATGATGTATCACCACAGCAAATCTTTGAATTTCAGGGTCAAAATGCAACAAAGAGAGCAATTGTAGCAAGTTATTGTATTCAAGATTGTGCTCTTTGCATTACACTGATGAATAAACTAGATATTATTACCAATAATGTTGGTATGGCAAATGTCTGTTTTGTTCCATTATCATTCATTTTCTTGAGAGGACAAGGAATTAAAATCTTCTCGCTTGTATCAAAAGAATGTAAGAATGAAGATTTCTTAGTGCCTCTCATAAAACATTCACAAGAAGAAACACGATTAGACCCAAATAGTGAAGATACTTTCAATTATGATTTTAAGAATAAATTTACTCCTGGAGAAGACCTAAATGATGGAATTATGATGGATGATGAAGGTGGTTATGAAGGTGCTATCGTATTGAAACCAAATCCAGGTATTTATCTTAAGAAACCAGTAACTGTCCTGGATTATGCATCTTTATATCCAAGTAGTATGATTAGTGAAAACTTGTCGCATGATTCACTTGTAATTGATGAGCAATATTTAGGAGATGATGGTAAAGAAAGACTAAAAGAATTAGGATATGATTATGTTGATGTAACACATGACACTTACAAATGGATTAATCCAAGAATTAAGAGTAAAGGTAAAGTTAAATGTGGTCAAAAGACTTGTCGTTTTGTTCAACCACCAGAAGGCGAGAAATCAATTATTCCAAGAATTCTTAAGAAACTTCTTAAGGCAAGAAAGGATACTCGTGCTAAAATTAAAACAACAGAAGACCCATTTAAGAAGAAGGTATATGATGGTCTCCAGTTGGCATATAAATTAACAGCTAACTCTTTGTATGGACAGATTGGTGCTCCTACTTCAGCTATTTATTTGAAAGATATTGCTGCATCAACTACTGCTGTTGGTCGTAATCTACTTCACTTGGCTAAAGACAAGACACTTGAACACTATCCTCAAGCAGAAATTGTCTATGGAGATACTGATAGTGTTTTCATTAATTTCAATCCTACGGATGAAAAAACAGGCAAACCATTGGAGGGAAAAGCAGCAATTGAAAAGAGTATTGAGATGGGTATTGGTGCAGAAAAATACATTCAACAGTTCTTAAAACCACCACATAGACTTGAATATGAGAAGACATTTTCACCATTCATCTTGTTTTCAAAGAAAAGATACATTGGAAATAAATATGAAGAAGATGCTGAGAATTACAAACAGACTAGTATGGGTATTGTATTGAAACGTCGTGATAATGCAGACATTGTGAAACACGTATATGGAACTATTATTGATATTCTGATTAATAAATTAGACTTGGAAGGTTCTATAAAATTCTGTCAAGAAGCTTGTAGTAAGTTACTGCAAGGCGGGTTTCCATTAGACATGCTGATTATCACTAAATCATTGAGAGGATTCTATAAAAATCCTGATCAGATTGCTCATAAAGTATTAGCTGACCGTATTGGTGAAAGAGAACCTGGAAACAAACCAAAATCTAATGACCGTATTCCATTTGTCTATATTGAAACCAAAGCAAGTAGAGGTGCAAAAGTTCTTCAAGGTGATAAGGTAGAACATCCAGATTTTATTAAAAGGAATAAAATTAAACCAGATTATAAATTTTACATTACAAATCAAATTATGAAACCAGTGGGACAAATTTATGCACTTACTGTAGAAAATCTTCCAGGTTATAAGAAACCCAAAGATTACTTTGAGAAGAAATATAATTCACTTCTTTCAACTAAAACTCCAGAAAAAGCTGCTGAAAAAGTGAAAGAACTTAGATTTAATGAAGCAACTGACCTTATCTTTGGTGAAGTTTTACGAGTAGCAAATAATAAACGAGATGGTGCAAGAGAAATTACAGATTTCTTTAGTGTTAATAGAAAATAAGATATGATAGGCAAAAAATACGAATATAAATTTTTTTCTTAAATTATTTTAATAAATAATAAATGATTTCTAATCAGGTAGCATTAGCTTTATTTTTTATATATTTCGTTTTAATGAGTGGTGAATGTTCAGAACTAATGAATTGTAGTCTTCAAAGATATATAAGTAAAAACTTATGGTTAAAACACATTATGGTTTTCTTATCAATATACATTTTTACATTTGTATTAAATTGGTACACTATTGAATCACTTGTTGTAGAAAATTTCGGAGAAGAAAACAAAAATAGATTATCACTAGTAATGGACAATTATTTATTAAAATCATTATTTTACAGTATTTTAATTTACATTATATTTGTGTTGTCTTGTAAAAATGAAGGAGCAAATATTGCAATATTTTTGGGTGGTTCAATGCTAATAGTATTGGCAACTATAATAACAAAATCAATAAACACTGAGATATATCCAAAAGTATCACAAACACGATGGAAGTTTGAGAAAGATATACAGAAAGATATTAAAAAATATTCAGAGAACGAGCAGGATACAAAAGAT